GGGGCTGTCACGATGTATGACGGGAAGCATCGTATGCTGGCCGAGCACATTACCAGCGAATTCGGCACACCAACAGAGGGCAGGGGCCGGACGGTGATCGAGTGGAGGCTGAAGCCGGGGCATGACAACCACTGGCTGGACACCACGGTGGGCTGTCTGGTGTTGGGTTCGGTCTCCGGGTGCAATGTTCCAGAGTACAGCGACGCGGTGGAGCGCAAACGGAAGCGAAGGGTGAGGCGGAAGACGGAGGTGAGGACGTGACGCTATACCACAGAGACAAAAACGCAGAGATTCACAACGGCGACTGCCTGCAAGTGCTGCGGACTCTCCCGGACAGTTCAGTGGATGCATGCGTTACAGACCCACCCTACGGGCTGGCGTTCATGGGCAAACGGTGGGACTACGACGTGCCATCCTCCGAAGTCTGGCAGGAGTGTCTTCGGGTGCTGAAGCCTGGCGGGCATCTGCTGGCATTTGCTGGCACGCGGACACAGCACCGAATGGCGGTGAGGATCGAGGACGCGGGGTTTGAGATCCGGGACATGATTGCGTGGGTGTACGGGTCGGGGTTTCCGAAGTCGTTGGATGTGTCGAAGGCGATTGATAAATGCAATGGAGAGCCGGATCGACTTCACAAGTTCACGGCATGGATGCGCACAACGGGGCTGACTGCGAGACAGTTGGACCAGATCACCGACACTAATATGGGCGGCCACTACCTAACGGCTGCCAGCCAGCCCGCAATTCCTACTGCTGCACTGTGGTGCTTAATTCGCCCACACTGCGGTGAGGTGCCCGCATGGGTGGATGAGTTAGTCCAGCGGATTGAGGCCGAACGGGAAGTGGTGGGGCAAAAGATAATGATTGACACTCGCAAGGCGCGCGCTGGTTTTGTAGGTAGCACGCACAGCCCCGAGTACGACGGATCTAAACGGGCTGTAAACATCACAGCCCCCGCAACCGAAGCCGCAAAGCAGTGGCAAGGCTGGGGAACAGCATTGAAGCCCGCACTGGAGCCGATCACAGTGGCACGGGCACCACTGTCTGGCACTGTGGCCGCGAACGTGCTGGAGCACGGGACCGGGGCGCTGAATGTTGATGGGTGTAGGGTGGGGACGGAGGAGGATACAAGGCGGAACGCGGCGGGCGGCAGCAATGGCCTGAATGGGAGCAACACATTCAAAATTCGGGAACGCAAAGTCACCGATAAAGAGCAGCCCACAGGCCGATTCCCGGCTAACCTAATCCACGACGGCAGCGACGAAGTAGCGGAACTGTTTCCGGAGACGACGAGCGGCAAAATGGAGCCGACACACACAAAGGCAAGTCGCGCCGTGTATGGGCAAGATGCCGAAAAGGGCTATGTGACGATGGAAACCTACGGCGACTCCGGCAGCGCAGCCCGTTTCTTTTACTGTGCCAAAGCCGGTTCCGATGAGCGGCGCAACAGCAAACACCCAACGATCAAGCCCGTCGCATTGATGCGGTATCTGGTGCGTCTGGTCTGTCCTGCTGGCGGTGTGGTGCTTGATCCATTTGCTGGCAGTGGCACAACGATTGAGGCGGCACGGCTGGAGCACTGCCGGGCAATCGGCATCGAACGCGAGGCGGAATACTGCGCGGACATTCTGGAACGTTTGAGGCAGGGCGTTTTGTTTTAGGTGGAGGGAGGTCAGGACATAATGGCAAAGAAAACAGCAGGGCGGCCAGTCGGCAGCAAGCACAAGGACAGGCCAGTGACAGACGAGCAAATCGCACAGTGCCCACACTGCGGAAGCTCAAACCGGGGCCAGTTTGCATCCGTCTCCCGGATCAACGGAAACGGCACTTTCAGGGGCAAGCAATACTCAAGCGTGGAGCTGCGGAGATGCTCCTGCAACGACTGCGGCGGGGCCATGATCGTCCGGCGACACATCTGGATTTGATGTATAAATCGGGTTTCGTATTGATGCTATAGCAAACCGGGTCAGCATCCTCCACGATGCTGACCATGAGCGAAACCAGGCGACAAAAGATTGACCGACTCCGGGCCTTGCTGGAGTCTGGCGTCTCCTCTGACAGCACGGACGGGGCTTCCACCTCGTTTGACCTAGCCAGTGTTCGGAAAGAATTGGTCAGGCTTGAACGTGAGGCGGGAAGTCGCAAGAAGCGATCACCTTTTTATGATCCCGACATGACGAGGAGGTGACGCGATGAGTCTCCAGCAGTCGGACACATACCAAGCGCTCAACCCAAAGAATCGCAGACGCTCCACGCGACTCCGCCCACGGTCCGAGAATTTCCTGCTGACCGACAACAGGCGGAAGGCCCTGCAGGCCAATGCTCTGGACGTGCATCGGAATATGGGGCTATTGGCGTGGGCAATCCGCCGAACGCTGGATTACTGCTGCCTCTTCGATTTCCAGCCACGAACTGCTGATCGGGGGCTGAATGTCGCACTTCGGGAACTGATGGAGCGAGACACACAGGCCGAAGCCATTGACTACTATGGCCGCATGGACTGGGACGACATGCGACGGATCGCACAGGCCCAGCAACTGCTGGCCGGTGATGCGTTTTTCATCCGTGTCAATGGATCTCTCCAGATGGTGGAGGGGGCATTTTGCCAGAATCCAACGGGCCGAAGAGACGCGGGTCAATGGGTCGGTGGGGCTAAGTTAGTCGGCGGTCGGGTCAGGGCGTGGAATTTCGCCGAAGAGGACCCCAGAACCGGACAGGCCCAGGACAGGATCATAAAAGCGGGATCTGTCTGGCAATACTGCCAGCATGAAGCCAGGCCGAATCAGATCAGGCCAGTGGCTCCGATTGTGGCAGCCCTCAATGAGTTCAGGGATCTGGACGAGACATTCGATCACATGAGGGCGAAGGTGAAGCTGGACCAGCTTTTCGGGATCGCGTTTGCCAGAAAAGAAGACTCCGAAGCCTTCGATGAAGACGACGACGAAGCCAGCCCGCAGGACGGGGCAGCCCGTTTGTTAGACTTTGGGAAGGGCCCTGCGGTCGTCGATCTTGATGTGGGCGAGTCAGTCGAGACCATCCAGAGCCAGACACCAGCGACCAGCACGCAGGAATTCCTCCAGCTCTGCACGCAGATCGCGCTCAAGTCTTTGGACCTGTCCTACTCGATGTTCTCTGAGAATTTCACGAACTACAGCGGGAGCAGAATGGCGTGGATCGGCTTTGAGCGGGCTTGCCACACCAGACGCAAAACTCAGCGAATTCTTCATGACAAGATGGCACGCTGGCGGCTTTATCGGTGGTTCCTGCGTCCAGAATTTGGCGGCACTGGCGAGCTCAATCTTCCCAGTGGCATGACACCCGAAGACGTTAAATTCCGGTGGATTCCCCGTGGCGTGGCATGGTGGAAACCGCAGGAGGAACTGGACACAGCCCTCCGCAGCGTGGCGGCTGGACTCAAGTCCATGCAAGACGTCTGCGATGAATTCGGGCTCGGCGATTACTTAGATAATGTGGCCGAGATTGCCAAGGAACGCGAGGAGCTCGAGCAGTTTGGTTTCCTCCAGAAGTGGTCAGACGCGGCTATGGTCAGGCTGACAGACGGCTCGGACAGTGCAGACAGTGAGGTGACAGCATGAGCCCCAGTAGACTCTGGCAGATTGACCAGCGATTCCTCCAAGCGTTTCAGGCACGGGCAGCCCGCAAGGCTGGCCTTGATCCAGAAACGCTCGACGACGTCTTTACCGAATACCTGGCGGACGCTCTCGGCGTGGACTCCAAGCCCTACGAGATGACCGCAGACGGGATCGCGATCGTCTCTGTGATCGGGCCATTGTACAAGCGGAAAAGCCCGTTTGTCTCGAACTACAAAGCCATCGGTGAGGCACTGGCGGAAATCAGCCAGATGGAGCAACTCCCGCCAATCGTGCTGAAGATCGACAGTCCTGGCGGCATGGTGGCCGGTCAGGGTCCGGTGCTGGATCAGATCCGCGAGTTGGCAGAGCAGACGCTGGTGGTGGCGTCGATCAACGGCATGGGGGCCAGTGCAGCCTACCGGATCGCATCACAGGCTGGGTCAGTGTTCGCCAGCAAGGATTCAGAGGTCGGCAGCATCGGAACCTATTGGCAGCTTCTGGACTATTCGGAGGCGTACAAGAAGGCTGGGGTCGAAAGCATCCTGCTGACCACGGGGCCTTACAAGGGACTCGGCACACCGGGCG